GTGTTGCCGTGTTAAGATCTATAACTCCAGTACCCTGTGTGCTTATTGACAGGTCACCATCTGATGTATCATTTTGTAATGCGTCTGCCCTCACAGTTACGGCTTCCATCAATGTGAAATTGGCCTCTGTGGCAGTGAGTATCCCTCCTGCCGAAACGTTCTGTCCCGCCGCCGGGGAGAGTGTTATACCACCTGATGTCGCAGAAATTGTGTTGCCGTCTAATCTCAAGTTGTCAACGTTCAGTTGTCCTGTTGTAGTCTGTGTTCCAGCATGTGTCACAGTGCCTGATAATACAATCGCTCCTGTTCCTGCGGGATCAATGTTGATATCACCATTTGTGTCTGTTGAGATCGTTCCGTCCGCTGATATGTTCAGGTCGCCGACGTTGAGAGTGCCTGTTGTCAGTGATCCAGAGATGGTCTGGTTTCCAGTGGTTGTTATGTCTGCTGTGTTCAACGTTCCTGCCACTGTCGCGTTTGCTAATATTTTGGTTTGTCCCGTGCCACTTCCATCTAGTTCTAGATCTGCGTTTGAGGCGTTGGCCTTGATTGTGTTGTCCGTTATTGTGACACCATCGATTGCAACAGCACCGGTCATGGTCGCCGCGTTTATCGTTGGATTGGTTAGAACTTTGTTTGTCAAAGTCTGCGAACCAGTCAAAGTTGCAACGGTTCCGTCTATTGCTATTGTGACTGTGTTTTCTGTACCTGCTGTAGTGATGCCAGTACCACCAGAGAACTGTAAATTCTCTGAGTCCAAGTCTATTGAAAGTGTTGTTGAGTCATCACAAGCGAAATCTAGATCTTGTGCTGTTACCTGTGAGTCAACGTATGTTTTAATTGCACCTTGTGTGGCTAATAAAGTTGCACTTGAGCCTAATGCACCATTGTCTATTCCTGTGACTGTTGCACCTGTCGCCAGGGCCAATGATGTGCCGACTGCTAATGTGCTACCTATAGTGGTTGCTCCTGCTACGTTTAATGTACCTGTTGTCTGTATGTTCTCTGCGATTGTTATTTGCGTTGAATCATCAGAACTCATTGTTGTTCCAACGAATTTCATTGCACCCAGTTTGATGCTTCCTGTGCCATTTGGAGTGACGGTGATGTCACCGTTTGTAACGCCAGTTGTGATAGCGAATGTGTTCACATCCAGGTTGGCATCAAGCGTGTTTATGTCGTTGTCCGTACCGTATAATTCTACGAAGTTGTCGTTTATCTTGTCAAATGCTGTTCTTAGCGGATCACCCGTGCCGTCGTTTGCACTCGAACCAATGTTGATGTTCTGTCTAGCCATACTTTATATTAATCCTTTTTGTTACTGGTATTTATTGTAAATTCTATAAACCTAATGTAATTATTATAGGTCTATCAGTGTTCTTTGGAATTTGAACACAGTGCTATCACTGGTGATGTTTGTTGCCAATAGTCTCACGTTGCCGTCATCTATGTCTGCCGTGAATGTGCATAAGGGATCTGTGTATGATCCTGTGTTTCCAAACACAGTAAGGTACGCTTCGATTGTGCTGTCAGCACTTGGACCGTGTATCACGTTTGCCTCCACTATTTCAAATCTACTGTTTGTGGCATCTGATATAGATATGAAGTATTTCGCACTCCTGTAAGTGCTTGAACTGAACGAGTCTATCGGTGTTGTGGCGGATGATGCCACTGTTGTTGTGTTATCATTTATGTCCGAGTGGTTCAATGTCGCACCCGCTGTGGCGAAACCCAGGTTGCCTGATCCATCCGTTTTGAGGAATTGGTTGGCTGACCCATCTGCTATTGGAAATTTGAGTCCACTTACGGAAACTGTGCCTGAGCCATTACCTGATAGTTCTAGATTGGCATTTGACGCATTGGTTGAGATTGTGTTGTCCGTTATTGTCACCCCGTCTATCACCATAGAACCGTTGACTGTCAATGTCGTAAAGGTTCCAGCGGCGGGTGTTGCGCCACCTATCACGGTATCGTCTATCGTCCCACCATTGATGTCTGCGTTTGCTACCACCACACTGCCCGTGCCAGATGCAGAAAGCACCAGGTCCGAGTTGGACTGTGTCGTCGTGATCTCGTTGTCTGTGATAGAGATTTGGTCATCTATAACAATTTTAGTTGCCGTCACTGATCCTGTGCCACTAGGAGATAGAACCAAGTCATCATTGCTACGGTTGGCTGAAATGTTGTTGCCACTAACGGTTATATCACCAGAGAACAACGGAGATTCATACAATTCAGTGAACATGGTGTTCACACTTTGCATGGCACTTCTCAGAGTCTGTCCATCACCTGTATTGGCGTTTGAGCCCACGTTTAAATCTATTCTTGCCATTGTTATACCTTGATAGGTCTCCTCACAAATTTCACAACCTGGTTGTTAGTGTTATTTACTGTTCCTCGCAACCTTACGTTGCCGCCTGAAACGTCAGCAGATAGATCCACGGAATCGTATATGGTTGATCCGTCTCCTGCTCCGTTTGATGCACCACCTGTTATACTGATGTATGCGGTTGAACCGTCGTGTGTGACGTTTGCTTCCACCAGTTTATACCTGTCTGCCGTGGTGTCTGATATCTGTATGTGGTATTTGGCACCTCTGTATGTGGCAGTGCTGAAAGAATCTATAGTTTGTGTTGCAGAGTTTCCGGTAAGGGTCGCTGTGCCGTCGTCGATCAGGGTCGAGTCAAACAGGATAGGTGATGTGAAGAATGACAGTTGTCCATTGCCGTCCGTCTGTAACACCTGGCCCGCAGTTCCGCCTGAATTGGGAAGTGAGATACCATTGATATGAACATTTCCAGTACCACTAGCATTCAATTCCAGGTCGCTGTTGGATGCGTTGGCCGATATCGTGTTGTCACTGATCGTTACTCCGTCTATGACCAGTGCGGAGTTGTCGTAACTTAATGTTGAGAATGTGGCCGCCACTGGTGTGCTGGCACCTATGACCGTGCCGTCTATGGCTCCACCATTTATGTCTGCAACGGCAGTTTGTATAGTGCCCGTTCCTGATGCTGTAAGAACCATGTCTGCGTTAGAGGTGTTGGTTCTTATCTCATTGTCTGACATCCTGATTGTGCTGTCTATTGTGAGATCTGATATCTTCACTGTGCCTGTTCCGTTGCCCGACAAAACTATGTCTGAGTTTGAAAGTGTTGTGCTGATGTTGTTACCTATGAAGTGAATCTGTGATTCTGCCGAACTTGTGGCGTACAACTCCGTGAAGTTGTTGTTGATCTTGATACCCGCACCTCTGATAGTGTCACCTGTACCGTCATCAGCCTGTACTCCGATGTTTATTAGTTCCTGGGTCATTTATTATCCTGCGGAAACTTTAAGAGTACCTGAACTATTCCATAACTGACCAGCGTTGCTTGGATCACTAGTTGGCAAATTTGCCATCATGACTTTAGCCGGTGTTATAGCGACTGCACCTGTACCATTTGCTGAAAGGGTAAGGTCTGCATTGGTTGTCAAAGTTGACAAAGTGGTGTCTGTGAAGAGAACTTTGTCGATCTCTACTTTTCCTGTGCCGTTAGGTTGTACCTTAACGTCTCCATTTGTTATGGATGTGGTAATAAGTCCTGTATCAGGGTCACCAACTATCTGATAGACCTCTTCAAAATTGGTGTTTACCTTGTTCATAGCGGTACGTAAGGTATCGCCTGTCGATGGATTTCCTGCTGTTCCTGTGTCTATGTTTAATCTTGCCATAATATGATACTCGTATTTATTAAATAATAATATGTTCATAGAAACCCTAAAGACGATGAAGTTGTACAAGAGGGAGAGTAAACTGGGTACCATGCACAACTACCACAGGAAGAACCTGATCTATGTGTTCAAGTGCGATGCCTGTTCTGAGACATTCATGAGACCAAAGTCAAAGGTTGATCCAGATCGTGCCTCAAATGATTACAAACACGTGTGCAGTAAATGTGATTCGAAGAAATTCGCCCAAAGCGTGGGTGTCAAGATGCGTAAAGTGTATCAACTGGATGCCAGTAGTACCAAGACTTTATAACTGTTTCCATAGGATGTCATCTCGTTGACCATTTACCCATCTCTGCAGGTCAGCGTATATGCCACACTTGATGTTGGGTTGGTCAAAGTACCAACGCAGGAACGGATTGCCCTCCAGGTATTCCTTGCGATTTATAAAATAAAAATTAGTTCCGGGGAATTTCCGGAAAATCTGTCTCAGTTGATACATCCATTCATATTTGAGGTAGGCCTTCATGCTTTCACGTCCCGGATAGTTTTTGGAATCCTTGTAGATGTTGTTCTGTATCCTGCTGGGCGTTTCCATCTCCCACTGCTGGGCACCCATTATGTCGAAAGCCATTATGACGATGTTCTTGATTCCCGATTCAGCCGCCATCAGTACTGCACTGCAACCTGAACCCCTGGACATGGAGAAATCTCTAGTCTTTACCTTACCGCCCTTCTTGATGTTGCCACCACGCCATACTCTGTATATCTTCAGTCCATCAGGTACATCTGTTTCCTTGTCCCCGTCACAGATGTAGTTCCATTTGCTGATGTTTTCTATTCCGTGTATATGTGGAGACTCCTTGCCGGCATTGTGCCATTGTGATAGTTCTTCAAACATTTCCGGACTTACACCTATTATGTGATCACACAACTTGGGATGGTCTCGGTATATGGCGTTGCAACCATATATTACACCCTTGTCTTTTAAATTATCTATTGGAAATATGTTTCTTGATTCACCATTGCCTATTATGAAAGCGGTATCCATTATATACCAAACGATTCTCCACAACCACAGGCGCTGGTACTGTTGGGATTTGATATCTCGAACTGTGATCCAAACGTCTCCTCTACCCAGTCGATCTTCGTGCCCATGACATAAAGCAATGAAGTCTCATCAACTACGAACCTGCCAGTACCCCAATCTTCCATGTGATCACCCTGTGCCACACTTTCCTTGGTGTCTGCGAATCCCCATTCGTACTTGAATCCTGCACATCCACCACCCAGCACCGCCAGGCTGACCGCGTACTTGCCGGGGTTCTTCTCCAGCAGTCGTTCTATCTGTGCTTTTGCACTGTCCGTTATTTCAAATGGTTTCATACTATTAATTATCTCTCATTTCTGCCGCTGTTTTGTATTCCCACACTCATCCAGAATCTCGTTGCATCTCGTTTGACTTCAAAACTCATGTAGGCGTTCTGATCCTCCCAGTGGTTGTTTGGATTTTCTATTTCGCCTGCAGGTTCGAACCACCAACCCCACTTGCCTTGACAGTTCCTTTGACACCAGTCTATGCAGTCGCCCATGATGCCATTGCTGTTCATGTCTATGTTGTACTCGAAACGTTGCATGTATCCACAGTCTTCCGGCACCTCGTCCAACCCGGGACTGATCCTTTTGATCTTTGCCGCTTCGTAGAATTTTTTCTGTCCGCTTCTCATTTTTTACCAACTGGTTGCATGATCTAAATTCCATTTCTTTACTGAACATTTCTCTCCGCACTCCCTGACTGCCCCAAAGTCATTGAAAAGAGTGGTCCATGCTGGATCATCCAATACGTTGGCTAGTTGATCATTAAAATTGATGTAATCGAATATGTTTTTGTTGTGCTGGTATCTCAAACCGGTCCAACAACAAGGTTTGAACTCGCCCTTGGCGTTGATGTAAAGTCCTTTGTTACCTATCATACACAATGGAATAATTGATTTTTCTGCTTTATTGATACTATAAAACTTTTTAGTGAATATGTCAAGACAGTTGTCTATCCATTTCTTGTCCGACAATGATTTTGTGGTCCTAGTAAATCTGCCAGTAGCGACATATCTGTCGCTAGGTTGTAGTGGATCATTTATTGGATAACTGGGATAGTTTTTATTGAATTTTGTGCTCAACGTCAATTGG